AAGTAACATCTACATCACCAATATCCACACCTGAGTTAGCCGCTAATTTTCCAATAGCCGCACTACCAGCTTGTAATGTTGACTGAACTGCGAATGTACCACCATTATCAACGGTTAAAGCTCCACCGCCATCATCTACACTAACCACACCTGTAGAGTCGTTAGCTAATGTTACTCTCAATGCTCCTGATTCAGCACCGCCCCCTGTAGGAGCATCAGAACCAGCTAAATTAATATTTACATTTGCATAATTAGAATCATCCCAATCATCAAGAACTTGAACCGCAGTTTTAATTGCATCTGTATCTGCATCAATTGCTGTAAGTAAAACTTCAATAGCCGCATGGTCAACATTTGCCGCAGTTAATAAAGTTTCTATTCCATCAACATGACCTATAATTGTGGATTGGTTAGCGGCTGTAGCGGCTCCAGATGGCAATGCACTTGACAAAGCATCTACTTGTAAATGACCATCGGAATCTACAAGAGGAACATAGCTCGTGCCTCCTGAACCAGTTTTCACCGTATGCGAAAACATTAACATTGAATCTTCAGCTTTATCAGTATGAACCTCAAGATTTATATCGGAACCCTCTGTTGTAAGGGTTACGTTATCAATATCAACTTTTAGAGCATCTTCTGCTGTATTTAAAACTATATTTAAAGCTTCCTGAACGGAATACTTGTGTGCATCTGCCATAATTTTCTTCCTCTCTAAGGCTTATGACTACCGTGAACGAGACCGTATCTCGGTAGGATTATTTCTTCTTTTTCTTTTTAAAACTTTTCTTTGCTGGCTTTTTTTCTTCAAAGGGTGCCCAGTCATCTCTTCCCTTAATTCTTGACCATCCTTGGCTTTCTAAAAACTCTTTCTTTTCAGGATGTTTATTATCCTCAAAAGTTTCTACTCTGCCTCGTGATGGATGTTTCCAATATTCCATAATATCTCCAATTTAATGGGGGCAGAATTAACCACCCCCATAATAATAATAGACTATTAAATGTTAGCTAACGCTACACCTTTAATGTTGTCAGAATCGTCTATGATTTTACATCCATATAACAAATCAGAAACCAGCTTGGTTCCTAATGCGTCTATAGAATATTCACTCTGCACTCTAACTTCTTGCTGTGAAGCAAAAACACACGCAGATTTGTGAAAAACTGCACCAGCGACTGTTCCATCTGTTCCAGAACTTGAAACGGTGTTGCTCATATAAACGTCAATTCCGTAAAGTGAGCCAACCATTCCGCTTCTCAAGCCACGATTTCCTTCGCCTACTGCATCATTACGAATAAAGTATTGAGCAATACCGCCTGAAGGATTTAGAATATCTGCAAATAAAGTTGGGTTAACAACCATTGAACATTCTCCATCCATATAAGGAATATCATTTTCACCTAGTGTAGCTAAAACTGATTCAAAAACTCCAGCTGTCAACGTATTGTCACCAGAAAGGTCTTGAGATTGATTTAAGCCATCAAGTTCAGCCCAAATATCTGCATCAACTTGACGAGCAAGAGCTTCGCCCATCATGCGACTATATTTAGCTACTAAATCAGCTTCGCTTTGAATTAAAGCTATGTCTTCAAATAACTTTGCGACATATTTATGTTTATTGAGAGCTAACTGTGTAGTAGTGGTTGCTGTTGCGTCATAAGCTACGTCTGCACCAGCAGATTTTGCTGTAGCTGTAATAATACTCATTTCTGGTACATTAATAGCATCTCCATAACCCTTGCCAGAAACAAGAGCTGAATAATCATCAACTAAACCACGAAAAACAGTTTTTCTATCAAAATATTTATAAATTCCATCCGCCCAAATTTCGGGGATGAAATATTGTTCAGTAGTAACCGTTGCGGCACTACCATCATAATGTGTTGCCATTATATTCTCCTAAATTTATTTTCTCATATAAGTCTGCAAAACTCTATTCCAGTTCTTACGCCTTTCATCGTCTGGCATATTCACCCAATCTTTTGGAGTTTCCCCCTCGTTGATTGCACCGGGAACATCAGGAACATTTTTACGTTGTTCCTTTGATAGTTTTGCGACTAACATTTCTAATTGTATAAGAGGAAGGTCTCCGAATGCCTTTTTATCTTCATCAGATAATTCTGAGGTTAGCATATCTCTACGCAATCCTTGGTATTCGCTCTTATCTTTATTATCTTGAGAAAGTTTTTCTATGGCTTTATCTTTTTCAACAAGCAACTCCTGATACTTACCTTCTTCTTGGAGTTTTTTCTGTCTTACAGATTCTTGTTCTTTTACAAGACCATCAAACTTATCCTCAAGTTCCCTATATTTATCATTAACCTCACTAAATCTGCTATAAGGAACAGAATTATTAGGCACATTTTCTGTAGCTTCTGTGCTATCTTGTTTTACGTCTTCGTTGACTACAGGTTTTACAACTTCCTGTTGTTGATTATCCATTTTACCTCCGTATGAGTTTTATTATTATTTTGAATTGCCAAAATATTTGGTTAAAACTTAAATTAGTAATTAATATTTCTGCAATCATAAATTAAAAACAATTATTGAATACAGTAGAAACACACGATTTTAAGAGAAAATGGTTTAAGTACATCGGCTATAATCCACACGATGGGCAGAAAAGATTACATTTTCCAAATAAGGATTCCGCATCGTTTTTTGTGAACATCTGCGGAAGAAGATATGGCAAGACAACAGCCGCATTTCGTGAAGCAGAGTTTATAGCGGCACAACCTAATAAAAAGGTTTGGTTAGTTGGGTTATCATATAAGAAATCTCGGTTAATGTTCCGAGAAGTTTGGCAAGATATGGTTGTAGGACATGAGAATGATATTGCAAGTGCAAGCGAAAAAGAACAGTTTATTAAATTTAAATGGGGCTCTGTAGTGGAGGGAATGTCGGCGGATAATCCTTCAAGTTTGGTCGGTGAAGGTTTAGACCTATTGATTGTGGATGAAGCCGCCAAGATGCCACGCAGAGTATGGGATATGTATTTATCCCCAACTTTGTCCGATAGAAAAGGGAAAGCGATATTCATAACCACGCCACAGGGCTATAACTGGGTATACGATTTGTATTTACTCGGTAAAACTGACCCGAAGTGGTACTCTCTGCAATCACCCTCATGGACTAATACACACGCTTTCCCTCTCGGACAAAAAGACCCTTTTATTCAAGAAAGAAAAAGAAATTTAGCAAAAGAAATATTTGACCAAGAGTATGGTGGAGAATTTTCTACATTTGAAGGTAGGGTATATCCCTTTAAAAGAGAATTGGATTGCGGAACATTTCCTTACAACCCAAATTTACCTACATATTGCGTTATTGATTTTGGATATAGAATGCCAGCCGTTTTATGGATGCAAACATATACCGCTGGTGGAATCAATCATATTAATATCATTGATGAGGTTATTCATAAAAGAAATATCGCTACAGATGCGTTAGCTAAGAAAGTTAAAGCAAAACCTTATTCTGTGCTCGTATATTTCGGAGACCCAGCTGGTTCCAATGTTCAAGGACAGTCTGGATTAGGAGATATTGAGATTTTTAGGAGAAATGGCATGGCTATACGTTTTAAAAAGGACAAATTGAGCAGAAACATAGCTTCGGGAGTAAGCCATGTTAGAGGATTTTTTGAGAGTGCTGATAAAATAAGACGAGTGCACGTTGATGAAAAATGCACAGGAATAATGGAGGATTTTGAAAATTATCGCTATCCAGAGGCTGTAGAGGGTAAACACTTACAAGCTGACCCATTAAAAGATGGTTATCATGACCACGGATGTGATGCGTTTAGATATTTTATAATAAATCGCTTCCCAATCAAACAAAGAGAAATTATAACAGTAAAAAGGTAATATTATGGAATTTATACCGTTAACCCCAGCGGAGATTGTCGCTAGTTCACTAAAAGAATTTAAAATGCTTCAATCAAGAGCTAGGAGGGAGCAAGTTAGAAAATATTTAAACTACTATACAGGTACTTCGACTACGCAGTACATAGATGACTATTTTGGAGAGTCATTTAGCGAAATACCTCCTTATGAAGCGAATTTTACTAAGAAATTCATCAATAAGGTTAGTAGAATCTATACAATTGGTGCACAACGCAATGTCAATGGAAAATATGACGAACTTACCGAAGGTAAGGATGTTATGATGAAGCATTTGGAAAGAATGACTCGTTTGGTTGGTTCTATTGCGGTTCGAGTGATGTATAATCCAGAATCAGAGCGTTTTGAGTATAGACCTGTCTATTATTTTGACCCATACTTCGGAAACGACCCATTCAATCCACAAGCAATTGTATATCCAATGAATCTTCCTGTAAACGACCCAGAAGATGCAAGAAAATTGCAATTTGCTTTTTTTGATAGTAATAATTTTAAAATTTATGATGCAGAAGGGGCGGTTTTACATAGTGAGCCGCATAATTACGGTACATTGCCTTTTGTTTTCTTACATAGAGAAAATCAGATAGATTCTTTTTATGTTGAGGGTAGCTCAGACATTATTAATGCAAATGAGCACGTCAACATTACAATGACCGAGATGCAACTTGGTTTACGTTTCCAGATGTTTGGTCAGCCGTGGACAAACCTTGAATCTGACAAGCCAGTATCTAGAACAGGAAGTGATGAGATACTGATGCTTGGTGATGGAGGTTCGTACAATATAGCGTCACCCGGTGGTGATATTCAGAGTGTTATTGACAATGTCAAGTTTCAAATAGAAATGGTAGCACAGAACCACCACTTATGGGTAACATGGGCAGAAACTGGTGGAGAAGTACCATCTGGAATTAGCTTGATGATTAAAGACCTAGAACGACACGAGGATTTCGTGGATGATATTGAATTGTGGCGTGTCTATGAAAAAAATCTATATCAAGTAGAAAAAGCCATTGCAGAGTACAACTCTATCAATCTGCCAGATAAATTTGCTGTAGATTTTGGAGAAGTTGAGTATCCAATGACAGTTCAAGACCAGATTATGAGAGATGAATTTGATTTATCTCATAATTTGACTACGGAAGCAAAACTTATGGTAAGAGACAACAAAGACCTCTCATTAAAAGAGGCTCAAAAATCAATAGACGATAATCGAGGAGTAAATGAGCAAGGAAACCAACAAGGACTCTTTAATCAACTTCGCCAAGGAACTTGATAAATTAAACGATGTTAATATTACCCTAAAGGGTAATATAGAAGCTATTTTGGATGACCCATTGGCTTGGGCGGAAGAACAAGCGGTAAATGCAGTCGGTCAAAACTTGGAACGATTGATTGATGCGAGAGAACTCGGAGAAAAATTTATGAAGGATATATCATGATAGATATGCGAGCAGAATTAGAAAGTTTACCTGAAACTATTGATGAAGAATTAGAAGCTTTATATTTACAACACGCTTCAGAGTGTGCTGATTTAAATAAACGAATGATTAAAAAAGGATTAAATAGCGGAACAGACATACATGGAGACCCTTTTGTTCCACTAAAATATAGCACAAAAAAAAGAAGAAAAAATCAAGGCTATTCACAATCACCGCCTTTAAAAGCTTCTGGAGATTTATATAGGGGAATTAGAAAAAGAGGTCAATTTGTATTTGATACTGCAAGAAGTAAAAAAGGGGAATTTTATGGCACATTTCACAATGAAGGGTTTACACATCACATTTCTGGTAAGCCTGTTCCAGACACTGCTCCATTTAAAAGAGAATTTTTTGGCACACCTGATGATTTTTTTGAAAGTGCTGAGTATAAAGTATTAGATAAAAAATTACAAAAAGAAACAAATGCTTTATTAAAAAGTCGCAAAAAGAAAAAGAGAATTTAAGTATGGAGACTTTGTTTATAAGTTATGGCTGATGAAAAAGACAGATTTTCAAAGCTTGATAGACGAGATAGAGAAATTGTTAGATGGGTCACAACAATTCTCAGTGGAGAAATTCAAGTTTTTAATGCAAGAATTAGACAACAAATTGAGATACTTAGAGGAGCTGGGCTTTCAGAACAATCAATTATTGGGTTTCTTAGCGAAGACCTTATCTCCAGCGGCAGAATCTTTGGAGAACTCAAAAATTCTATTAAGCGAGGAGTTATTGGAGGAGTTATGCAAGCATCACGCAGAGAGCTCTATTTGGGGGGAAGCGTAAACTACAGATGGATAGTCGCTAATGGTGTTGAAAATTGTAAAGATTGTATTGGGAGAGCTGGAGAGGTAGACACTTGGGATAATTGGGCTTTACGAGGTATGCCCGGTACAGGTTGGAGCGTTTGCAGAGCACATTGTTATTGTCAAATCGTTCCAGAGAACACAGACATTGATAACGTCATAGATATACGATAAAGTTTTCTGGAGAAAACCCTAGTTTTCTAGCTAGAAACTCACAGCGAAGGGGGTTTCCACGGAGAAAACCCTAGTTTTCGGGACGGAAACTCACAAAGTAAAGGAAAGGAAACTAAACTAAATAAAAAAAACTAAATATCTGTTCTTTTTTTATTTTATTTTATTCTATTCTATTCTATTCTTTTCTATTAGGAGTGAACATTCCATGATTATTCCATGAATGAACAGTTAGAAGAAAGAACAAGATTATTTAGATTCTAATTTTTTTAGTTTGTTTAACCAAGCTTCTTTTTTACCTTTAGACCATCTGCCGGGAGGGAGTGGTTTTAAACCAACATCTTTTGCCCGTTTTAAGAGTTGATATCGCTCCTTTCTGGCATTTAATTGTTTCGCCTTCTTTTTACTTTTAGATATAGCCTCATTTAAGTGCTTTTTTTCTTTTTTTTCACGTTTTTTTGGGAAATCGTTTTCAGGATTTCTTTCGGGCAGTTCTTTAAGGTCAATTTCTTCTGCATCTATTACTTCTACTTCATCAAAGCTTACTTCCGCTTTTAAAAACTTCTCAAATGGGCTATCAACTTGCACATGGACATTCTTTACTAACTTTCCACTATGCTCTAATACTAATCTGCCAGCCTGAACATTTCCTGAGACAGCTTCTCGA